TCATAATTAACAATAACAAAATCAGATTCAGTTGAAAATTTCTTACCTTCCGAAATATAAACAGGTCTATCTGAATAATTTTCAATTTCACGTTGCCAATTAATCTTTAATGATGCGGGACATATAATTAATATTTTTTTTGCACCTGTCTCTAAAGCTGCTATGATCGTACAAGTAGTTTTTCCAAGTCCCATATCATCGGCAAGAATGAATCTTCTTGATCCTGCTAATTTTTCTATTGCTTCTTTTTGATGTTGTAGTGGAGGTCTATGACTATATTTAGAATAATCTACCTCAACTACCTCAACATTGTGTGATTTTATTAATGCTGATTTAGGAACCCAAAATTCTGTTAAAGGATCTTTCTCAAAGAATTTACCCCAAATATGATACGATTTTTCTTTCTCAACTAATAATTTCTCAATGTAAATTTTTTCAGGGGTTTCCATCAAATATCTTTCTTCTGCAAACTTCTTTGCGAAATATGTGTCAAGATCAACCCACTTACGTGCGATCTTTGGTGTTGTGTTAAAATAATTTATAATGTAATCCGATTGAGTTCTTGTTGGATAAAACTTACCATTAGTTTTTTTTTTATTTTGTAAGTATATTATATGGTTATTCGCACCACTATATGACTCGAGTAGTACAAGCGCTTTTTGCTCAACTAAGGAAGATAAGTTTTCCAATTTTAGTCTTTTAATAAAAATACTAATAAAAAAGATATTTATCAATAAAATAGTGTTTTTATGCAAAATAATGTTCCAATTTCTAGATTAGGTAAATTTTTTGGGGATCGTGATTTTGAACTTGAAATTAGTATGGGTCAGGAGTGGTTGATAGGTGATATGAACTTTACTTGTGTTCTCTATAAAATTGATAGAAACAAAATTAAAACTGACGATGTTTATGGTGAGGTTGTGGAAGACGGTATTAAATTTTTACCTCCTGTCGAATTTAACGCACAAATTACTATTGCAGCACCTGAAAATAAAATGATTGGATCAACAAAAATGGATCAGTTTGAGCCAGGTAATATTACTATTTCTGTTTATTTAAAAACTTTAGAAAACTTAAATATTGATGTTGATTTTGGTGATTATGTTGGGTATTATGATAGTGAAAATTTTGTTAGATATTATACGGTTGTTAATGATGGTCGTGTAATTTCAGATACAAAACACACATATAAAGGGTTTAAACCATTTTTTAGAACAATAATTGCCGCACCTGTTGGGCCAAACGAATTTAAAGGTTTATAATATAATTAAAAGTAATAAAATTAATAATGGCAATACCAAAGAAATCAATTAAACCATCCATACCTTTAAACTACCCTAAAACTCTTTTACCGAGAAGGGAACAGATAAAAGACATGATTACTAAGGATGGAACATATCTTCCTAAGTCATTACTACATGCAGATTTAGATCGTGGATTTTTAGATTTTGTAAAAGAAAAGTTTAGTATAGTTTCGGAAGGTAAAAAAATTCCCGTTGTAGATATTTTAATTACAACCCAAAATTGGTCTCAGTTTGTTGAAACTTGGGATTTTCAAAATATAGATAAAAATATTGAACCTCCATTTATAACTGTTATTAGAAACCCCGAAGTTAAGTATGGAAATAACCCTGCGGTTATGTATAATATTCCAAATAGAAAAATGTATTATTATATGGAAGTACCAACATGGGATGGAAATAGAAAAGGATCTGACATATACAAAATTCCACAACCAGTTCCGGCCGATTTTAAATATACTGTTGCAATTATATGTAATAGAATGAGGGATCTTAACACTTTAAATCAAAGAGTTCTTGAAACATTTGCATCAAAACAAGCGTATCAAACTATTAATGGACATTATATTCCAATAATAAATGATTCATTTGCCGACGAGTCTGTTATGGATTTAGAGAAAAGAAAATATTATATACAGAAGTATGAGTTCACAATGATGGGATTCTTAATAGATGAAGAACAGTTTGAAGTTTCCCCCGCAATATCTAGAACCTTTCAGGTAATTGAAACTGACCAAAGAAATATAAAAAGGAAACAAAAAAAACAAACCCCAATAGAACTTGAGGTAATTAAATTACAATATTTAAATAATGTCACAACGCAAGAACGCTATTTTGAATATACTTGTAATTTACTTTTTGATCGATCCGTTAATATAGAAGAATTTTCTGTCTACATAAATGAACAATATTATGGTGATAATGTTGAATCAATTCAAATTAATACAAATGACATGTTAAGGATTGATATAATATCTAGTGGTGGATCTGAGGATCCTTATCTTTTGTTTACTCAAAGTTTAGTTTAATTTTCACCATATATATCTTTTTTATCCTTACATTTTTCAATGATTAATGACTCCAAAAATTTATATATTTTAAGTCCTCGTTTATCGCAATATTTTTTTAGGACTTCGTGAACTTCGGAGTCAATCTTGAGGTTTTTTATCTTCTTGTTATCATTAGTCATAGAGGCAGAAAAAAGGCAGAATAAAATCTTACCAAAATATAAATACTTTTAGTAATGTAAAGTTTTTAGTATTTTACAAAGTATTTATAGAAATAAATAACTAAAAAAAAATATTTAACATGGCAACTAATAGTAAAGTTTTTGTTTCACCAGGTGTTTATACCTCAGAAGTTGATTTAAGTTTTGTGGCACAAAGTGTCGGAGTAACAACTTTGGGTATCGTGGGAGAAACGTTAATTGGTCCAGCATTCGAACCAATTTTTATCACAAGTTTTAACGAATTCCAAACGGTATTCGGTGGAACATCACCAGAAAAATTTATAAACACACAAATCCCTAAATATGAGGCATCTTATATCGCCAAAGCATATTTACAACAATCAAACCAACTATTTGTAACAAGAATATTAGGTTTGTCAGGATATGATGCGGGTCCGTCTTGGTCTATCGCAACTGTTGCAAATGTTGATCCATCAACTGTTGGTATTTGGTGCTTAAGTTCAGTTACTGATGTATATACTTGTGAAACAATATGTGCTCTTCCTTACCAAGAAAGTTATTTCGTAGCATTTAGTGGTTGTAATAATGATGTGTCAACAATTTCATATCTATCACAATTCCCTCAAGAAATTCAAGATATTCTTTATAGTCAATACGAACAATTTGATGGAGGCACTTCCACATTAAATGATGACATTAGAAGTTTGATTTTTGATGTTATCACAAATTCAAACCCATTTACCGCAGAAGATAAATACATTTCATATTTTGGATCTATAGATACTGATGATTACAACACTTTAACAAACGCAGGGTGGTCAGCATCTACAAACGTATTTGGAGTTCCTTCAGTTTCACTTGATGATACTGATTTAGAATCAGCTTTAAATGATCCTTGGTATTATGCATTATTTAATACTACTGGTAATACAAATTATAGTGGATATTCATTTTTCACTTATGTTACGGACTTAACTATGAATCCAGTTACGACTACAACAACGTTAACTCCTTCTCCAACACCAACACCAAACCCTTGTACAACACCAATTCCTATAACACCAACTACAACGACAACAACTTTACCGTTAAATTGTTATCAAGGAACTCTAGTATTAAAAATGTATTTCTATACAGGAACATCGTTTACGGAGTATGATAACGTAGTTGTTGGGTCTTTAAGGTCAAGAGGTGTTGCAACATACTCAACCGGAAATAACCCGTCTTATTCTGTTACAGGAACATCAGAGGTTTCTTTAAATATGACTGGTCAATATTCTTCAGTTCTTAAAAATCCTTATACCACTTTTGGTGTAAACGTTACTGATAAGTTTGGTGTCAAATATTTCTTTGAAACTTCATTTAGTCAAAACGACCCTGAGTATTGGAGTAAAGTATTTGGTGTAACTAACTTTCAAAAACCAAGAATTGAGGTTCCTGTGTTTGCAGAAGAAAATTTCCAATCTTGGCTAAACTTTGCTTGGAGGAAAGGTTACATTAAAGGTCTTAATCCAAACCTAATTGCTCTTGATTCCGCACAAAGTAGTGATCCAAATTCAATAGGATGGTATTTAGATAAATGGCAAACACCATACTCTCCATTTGTTGTGTCTGAACTTAGAGGTAATAAAGTTTATGATTTATTTAGATTCTATACAATTTCTGATGGTGACGGGGCCAACACCTTAATTAAAATTTCAATAATTAATCAAACATTTAATAATTTAACGTTTGATATATTAATTCGTGATTATTTTGATACAGATGCAAATCCTGTTGTTTTAGAAAAATTCACAAACTGTGCAATGGATCCAGGACAAAATAATTATATTGCAAACAAAGTTGGAACTTTAGATGGTGAATACGTATTAAATTCAAAATATGTTATGGTTGAAATGTCTGAAGATGCTCCAATTGACGCTCTTCCTTGTGGATTTAACGGTTTTAATTTTAGAAACTACGCAGGAGCACAGTCACCATTCCCGATAATTAAAGGTAAGTATGATTTCCCTGGTGAAGTTATTTATAATCCTCCATTTGGTTTATCTTCAGGAAACGACGATGCTTTGGTTAGTTCAGGTGATAACGTTAGAAGAACTTACTTAGGTATGTCTAATTCTTATGGTTGGGATCCTGCATTCTTTGAATATGTTGGTAAAAGAAACCCTATTAACTCTTGTGATATTGAGGGTCTACCTTTTAATTACAGATCAGCTGGTTTCCACATGGATGTAAATGCAAGTGGATTAACAATAGGACCCGAGTTTTCAACAAGTGGTGGACAAAGATTTATTTGTGGTAACTCACCATTTATAACAGACCCTGAATTACCAACAAACGCATATTATAGACTGTTCGCTCGTAAATTTACATTCTTAGTTCAAGGAGGATTTGACGGATGGGATATATATAGAGAATGGAGAACAAACGAAGATAGATTCCAAATTGGTAGAACCGGATATTTGAATGGGGCTTGTCCTTCATCACGTTATCCTACAGCTAAAGGTTGGGGAGCATTTAAAGAAATTTCTCTTGGAGATGGAACTCAAAATTTTGCAAATACCGACTACTACGCATACTTGTTGGGTCAACAAACATTTGCTAATCCAGAATCAACTAATATTAATGTATTTGTAACACCTGGTATTGATTATGTTAATAACAGTAATTTGGTTGAAGATGCGGTTCAGATGATTGAATTCAATAGAGCTGACTCTTTGTATATTACAACAACCCCTGACTACGATCTTTACTTACCAACAACTACTGGTGGGGATGGATTAATTTATCCAACTGAGGCGGTAGATAACTTAGATAACACAGGAATTGACTCTAACTATACCGCAACTTACTATCCGTGGGTATTGACAAGAGACAGTGTAAACAACACACAAATTTATATTCCACCAACAGCTGAAGTTACAAAAAACTTGGCATTAACTGACAACATTGCATTCCCTTGGTTCGCAGCGGCAGGTTACACTCGTGGTATAGTAAATTGTATAAAGGCTCGTAAGAAATTAACTCAAGAAGATAGAGACATTCTTTATAACGGAAGACTTAATCCAATTGCAACCTTCTCAGATGTAGGAACTGTAATTTGGGGTAATAAAACTCTACAAGTTAGAGAGTCTGCTCTTGATAGAATCAACGTTAGAAGATTGTTATTACAAGCACGTAAATTGATTTCAGCGGTATCCGTGAGGTTATTGTTTGAACAGAACGATGCACAAGTAAGACAAGACTTCTTAAATGCGGTGAATCCAATCTTAGATGCGATTAGAAGAGACAGAGGTCTTTATGACTTTAGAGTAACAGTTTCTAGTGATCCTGAAGATTTAGATAGAAACCAAATGACCGGTAAGATTTACATTAAGCCAACTAGAGCTTTAGAATTTATAGATATAACCTTCTACATTACTCCAACTGGAGCATCGTTTGAGAATATATAAATCGGTTTAAAATACAAACACAAAAGAAAGGGGTATCGAAAGTTCCCCTTTTTTGTTAAACAAACTATTTATTATTATGAATTATAAAAATACGGTAAGAGAAATCATTAGTGAGATTATTCACGATCAGATGACCCCTACTATGAAGTATTATGCTTTTGACTGGGATGACAATCTAATGTATATGCCAACCAAAATATATTTAAAGGATGATAAGGGAAATTCTGTTGGTATGTCTACCGAAGATTTTGCAGAATATAGAACTAAGATTGGTGAAAAACCTTTTAAATATGAAGGACATACTATAGTTGACTTTTATGACAATTCTTTTAAGAACTTCAGAGTTCCTGGTGATAAGTTATTTATGAAAGATTCTATGACGGCTGAAACAGGTCCTGCTTGGTCTGATTTTGTTGAGGCGGTTAATAACGGGTCAATTTTTGCAATCGTCACAGCAAGGGGACATACCCCATCTGTGATCAGAAATTCCATTTATAATTTAATAAAACAAAACAAAAACGGATTATCTTCAAGTGAGTTAGTTAAAAATCTTAAAAAATATAGAGAATTATCAGATGAGGATGATTTATCCAATGATGAACTAATAAAGTCTTATTTGGATATGTGTAAATATTATCCTGTAACTTTTGGTGAGGGATCAGCTGCGAATCCAGAAGAATTAAAAGTTAAATATATGAAAGAATTTATGACATATGTTAAACAAATGTCCCAACAACTACAAGAGAAAGCTTTTATAAAGAATAAAATAAGTAATTATTTTAACCCTTTTATTGGTTTTTCAGATGACGACATAAGAAATGTGAATACAATGAGAAAAAATTTTCCAAATAAAGATGAATTAAAGATTTATGCTACATCTAAAAAAGGAAAAGAAGAATATGAATAATAATTAATAACTGGATCTAGTAATAAGATATTTTAAAAAAAAGTGGAAGTAAATAGAAAAAAAAATTATTACATGTATTTATAATAAAAAATAAACAAAAAAATAAAAAAACAAATTATGGCTGATTTACTAATGAAAATGCCGATACCCTACGAACCAAAAAGGGAAAACCGATGGATCTTAAGATTTCCTTCGTCACTTGGTATAAATGAGTGGTATGTAGAGTCCACGGCAAGACCTTCTCTTACTATTGCAGCAACGCCAATTCCTTTCCTAAATACGGAAACATACGTTGCTGGTAGATTTACTTGGGGTGAATTAGCGGTAACTTTTAGAGACCCTATTGGTCCATCAGCATCACAGGCATTAATGGAGTGGATTCGTTTATGTGCTGAATCTGTAACAGGACGAATGGGATATGCGGCTGGTTACAAAAAAAATGTTGACCTTGAAATGTTAGACCCAACCGGAGTTGTTGTTGAAAAATGGATTTTAGAGGGAGCTTTTTTAACAAAATATGATGGTGGAGCTTTAACATACACTAGTGATGGTTTAGCTAAAGTAACGAGTTCTATGAGAATGGATCGTTGTATATTAGTATATTAATTTTTTAATAAACAATATTATTAATTCCTATATGTTTTTATGTATGGGAATTTTTTTTTGTAAACGTTATGTAATTGTTTTAATCTTTACAAAAAAACATATGTTAATTATGTTTAAATTAAAAAAAATATGGAACAAAATGCTTACACGGCAGGACAAGCCGATTTCAATTTACCACACGATGTTATAACCCTACCTTCTGGAGGGATCTTTTATAAATCTAAAAAGAAAACCATTAAAGTTGGTTATTTAACTGCGTTTGATGAAAACATAATTGCCGAAGCTGACTATAAAAAAAGTATTCAAGAAAGTATAGTTCTTCCTTTGCTTAGGAATAAAATTTATGAAAAAGATTTAAGACCTGAAGAATTAGTTGACGGAGACGTTGAAGCAATACTTTTATTTTTAAGAAACACGTCTTTTGGTCCCGAATATCCAATAACCGTAAATGATCCGAATACAGATAAAAAATTTACATCAACAATTTTGTTGGACGAATTAAATATTAAAAAACCAAAAAATATTCCAAATGAGGAAGGTTTGTTTGACACAACTCTTCCTGTTTCTAAAAAACAAGTTAAATTAAAGATTTTAAATATCTCTGATAAAATTAAAATAGAAACAATTTTAAAATCATATCCTAATGATAGAACAGCACCATCAATAACAACAAAATTATCTTTAATTATTGTATCTATTGATGGTAATACAGACAAGGGAAATATAGCAACATTTATTCAACAAATGCCAATTGCCGATTCTAAATATATTAGAAGATTTATAGCCGAAAACGAACCAAGATTAGACTTATCAAAAGAAATTATCGCCCCGTCTGGAGAAAAAGTAATGATCGACATTACTTTTGGGGTGGAATTTTTTCGGCCTTTCATATCAGTATAAAACAATAATAATTGACGAATTTTATTATTTTTCAAGAATCTTTAGAACCCAATATTCTGAGTTTATTAATATGCCAACTTATGTGAGAAAATATTTGATCAATAAATATGTTGAGGATAATAAAAAAACACAATAAAAGTATTTATTAATTAAACTAATATATGGCATTTTTTTTT